GAAGAGAGATGGATACTACAAATAAAGGACCCTACTTAGGTGATGAAGGTTGGAATAACTGGATGATCAACCGTTATTTAAGTATGGATCCTGATTACTGTGAAGTAGTTAATTATATTCAAAAGAATACTTGGCAAATGAAGGGTGAATACCTTTATAATTTATATAAGGACCTTATTCCTAAACAATATAAGTACCTTAAATACATTAAAGCTAAGAATAAAAAAGAATATAAAGCTGATCAAGTAGAAGCAGTTGCTACTTATTATGAAGTTAGCAAACATGAAGCTAAAGAATATATTAATATGCTTCCTAAAGAAGAACTAGAAAACATAATAAATCAGATTAATGGGTAAGTATATAGACAGCTCAAAAGCATATAGAGAGTATTTAATTGAAATGGAAAAACAACAAGAAGATACTCCACAACCATTTAAACCAGATTCGATAGTAAGTTCAATTATTGACCAATTTATTGAACGTTCTAAAAAAGGTAAAGCAAAATACGGTGTTGATCTAGATCGTACTGATTTAGATTTATTAGACTGGATTGAGCATGCAAAGCAAGAACACATGGATGCTATTTTATATTTAGAAAAAATTAAACAAGAATACATAATAAGTGGCAGCCAAGAAAAAGTTATCTGAAATTGAACTTAAAATAAAGAATTATCAGCCACCAGAAATAAATCACGCTTTTCAAAAAAGCGTTTCTTATTCTCAATATTCACTTTGGGCTTCTTGCCCTCATAAGTGGTATCTTACTTATGTAGAGAATAAGCAACCATACCAAGCTAGTATTCATACTGTATTTGGTACGGCATTTCATGAAACACTACAAGCATATATTACAACAATGTATGAGGAAAGTGGAGCGGCTGCTGATAAAATGGATCTTGAATCATTATTTCAAGAGCGATTTAGAGAAGTATATGCTAAAGAGTATAAAGCCGCAGGTGCTCATTTTACTGATGCTGAGCAGATGAGTGAATTCTTTGATGATGGTATAGCAATATTAAGATGGCTTAAACCAAAAAGAAATCAAATATTCACTATTCGCAGAACTAAATTATTAGGTATAGAGTTACCTCTATTACTAAAGATAGATAATAATATCTACTATAAGGCATTTATTGATTTTGCTTTATATGATGAAAGTTTAAATAAAGTTTATATATATGACATCAAAACGTCGACTCGTGGATGGAGTGACAACGAAAAAAGAGACGATCAAAAAACTGCTCAAGTCCTACTATACAAAGAGTATTTCGCAAGACAATTCGGATGGGATGTTGAACAAATCGAAGTTGAATTCTTCATCGTTAAGCGCAAAATCTATGAACAAGCTGAATACCCTATTCCCAGGCTTCAGTCATTCAGACCCGCTAGTGGAAAAAATAAACGAAAACAAGCAATAGATAACTTTGAAGCCTTTGTTAAGGATTGTTTTGATGAAGTTGGTAAACCACAAATAAAGTCGTATCTTAAAAATGCAGGTGAAAAATCATGTAAATGGTGTCCCTACAACGATAAACAAGATCTTTGCAATAAAGTGCATTCTTCCTAATAAGCGTATATATTTATATTCAAATATATTATTATGGGAAACAAAATGCAATTAACAAGCGTAAAAGTTCCTGAAGATTTATTTGAGCAATTTAAAATTGCATGCGTAAGATACAAATTTAGCGTACAAAAATTAACAGAGCGCTCTATGTTCTTATACTTAACAGATGAAGAATTCAGAAAACAAATCCACAATCAATTAGACACACAATTTTCAGGAAGTATTTAAAATTAGTTACATGAAAGAAGGTTATATTCCTCAAGAGCAACGTAAAAAAATATTGTTACTTTGTGATGACATTAGAATGACAAGTGGTATCTCTACCGTAGCTAGAGAAATTGTTCTTGGTACTGCCCATCATTATAACTGGGTAAACGTAGGAGGGGCAATTCAACACCCTGATAAGGGTAAACGTTTTGATCTTAGTGCGGATACAAATCAAAATGTTAGTATTAATGACTCATATGTGTTTTTATACCCTACAGATGGATATGGCTCCCCAGAATTAGTTCGACAAATAATAGATATTGAAAAACCAGATGCCATTATGATCTTTACTGATCCTAGATATTGGGTTTGGTTATTTCAGATTGAACATGAATTAAGGAAAAAAATACCTCTTATTTATCTTAACATTTGGGATGACTTACCGTATCCAATGTATAATAAATCATTTTATGAATCATGTGATACATTGCTTGCTATTTCAAAACAAACCGAAAATATCAATCGTTGTGTTTTAGGACCAGAAGTGGCATCAGAAAAAGTAATCAAATATGTTCCACACGGTATTAATGAGACATTCTTCTTCCCTATTACTACTGAACATCCTGAATATTTAGCTCTTCAAGATTATAAGAAAAATCTTTATAGCGGAAAGGAATATGATTTTAATTTACTTTACAATGCTAGAAATATTCGTCGTAAATGTCTTCCCGATTTAATGTTAGCTTGGAAGATATTCATTGATCAATTACCTGAAGATAAAGCTAAAAAATGTGTATTTACAATGCACACTCAACCTATAGATGAAAATGGAACTGATCTTTATGCTGTACAACAAATGTTATTTGGAAAACATTCAAAATACAACATTGTATTTTCTCAAGCAAAGAATCCATCTAACATAATGAATCTACTTTACAACTCAGCAGATGCTGTTGCTTTGATTAGTAGTAATGAAGGATGGGGATTATCACTAACTGAAGGAATGATTTGTGGAAAACCAATTATTGCTACAGTAACAGGGGGTATGCAAGATCAGATGAGATTTGAGGATGAAAATGGAGACTGGGTTAAATTTACAGAAGAATTTGGATCTAACCATTTTGGAAAATATAAAAAACATGGTAAATGGGCATTTCCCGTATTTCCTTCAAATCATAGTTTAGTTGGATCTGTTCCTACTCCTTATATTTTTGATGACAGAGCTGAACCTCATCATATTGCTGAGCAAATTATGAATATTTATAAAATCAAAACAGAGCAACCTGAATATTATAAAGAAATAAGTCAGGCAGCTCATGATTGGGTTCATTCAAATGAATCAATGATGACAGCAGCTAATATGTGTAGGAATGCAATTGAAGGAATTGATGAAACATTTGAAAAATGGGAACCAAGATATAAATTTGAATTAATTCAAGTAGAACCACTTGAACAACCAAAACATTTTGTAAAACACGTTATCGCACAATAATATGAAACAATTAGTAGTTATAAGTTGCCCAATTGATACCCATTCTGGTTATGGAGCTAGAAGTAGAGACATAGTAAAAGCTCTTATTAAATCAGGAAAATATGAAGTAAAAATTCTTCCTCAAAGATGGGGTTCAACTCCTTTTGGATTTCTTCAAATAGATAATCCTGATCATAAACCAATGATAGATTGTATTTGGGGTCAACCTCAACTTCCTCGTCAACCTGATATTTGGATTCAAATTACTGTCCCAAATGAATTTCAACCAGTAGGTAAATTCAATATTGGTATTACTGCCGGTATTGAAACTACAATATGTGCTCCACAATGGATTGATGGGATTAATAGAATGAATTTGACCCTAGTATCTTCAGAACATGCTAAAAATGTATTTGAAAATAGTAAATTTGAAGAAAAAAATAACCAAACAGGTCAAGTAACTCGTAGTATTAAAGCAGAAAAACCAATTGAAGTATTATTTGAAGGAGCGGATACTAATATCTATAAAAAATTAGAATCATTTAGTGGATTAGAAGAATTGGAATTAATTAAAGAAGATTTTAACTTTTTATTTGTAGGACATTGGTTACAAGGAGATGTAGGAGAAGATAGAAAAGATGTAGGTATGTTAATTAAAACATTTCTTGAAACTTTTAAAAATAAAAAACAACGTCCGGGTCTTATCCTTAAAACATCTCGTGGAAATTATTCTATAATGGATAGAGATGAAATACTAGAAAGAATTAGACATGTCCAAGAATCAATTGGTGGTGATTTACCAAGTGTATATCTACTTCATGGTGGTTTAGATGATGAAGAAATGAACGAATTATATAATCACCCCAAAGTAAAAGCATCAGTATCATTTACTAAAGGTGAAGGATATGGTCGTCCACTACTTGAAGCATCTATTGCTGGGAAGCCAGTAGTTGCTCCTAATTATAGTGGTCATGTTGATTTTCTTGATTCAGAAATGTCAATTTTACTCCCAGGAGAAATCAAACAAATCCACCCATCAGCAGCAGTACAAGATATGCTTATTCCTGAATCAGGTTGGTTTACAGTTGATTATAAAAAAGCAGCTGAGACACTTGAAGATGTTTATAAGAATTATAAGAAATATATTGATGGAGCAAAGAAACAAGCTTACCGTTCACGTACTATATTTTCTTTAGAAGAAATGTCTAATTTATTACTTACTATATTAGAAGATAAAGTACCAAAACCAGTACAACTTAAACTTCCTCAATTAAAGAAAATCGAATTACCTAAACTTAAAAAGGTAGACTAATGAAAGAATCACTTGGAACCTGTCCTAGATGCAATGGTAATGCATGTCACGAAGCATCAAATGAAAAATTCACTGTATGGAGTTGCTTTGGGTGTGGATTTACAGCTAACACTACTACAGTAGATGAAAATTTAGAGAATATTGAAGGAGTAATGCCTCAACTTTATATTGATTTAAAATTTAAAGATGATAAAGGATATAATTGGTATCCATCAACAGTAATTTTAGATGATAAAGCAATGGTATTTGCTGATGGACGTTCAAAAGAAGAATGGAAATGGGCAGGTGTACAATCTAAAGAGGGAAAAGCGGATATGTCAACAGTAAAACACTTTGAAGAAAAAGAATTTATAGAAGCACTAGATTATGTAGGCTTCTTTGAAAAACAAAAATAACGTTATGCCTTCAATTAGTTATGCTATTACTGCTTGCAATGAGCATGTAGAACTTACTCGTTTACTTGAATTACTTAAAAATAATATTCGTGATGAGGATGAAATTGTAATCCAATTAGATATAGATAATGCAACTAAAGAAGTAAGAACAGTAGCAAATAAGTATACTGCTCATCCTTTAAATGGAGACTTTGCAACATTCAAAAATCATCTAACCAAATTCTGCACCAAAGATTATATCTTCCAAATTGATGCTGATGAATACCCTCATCTCCATTTAATCAATTCACTCCCAGAAATACTAGAATATAACCCTATAGATGTAATTTTAGTTCCTAGAATTAACACAGTTGAAGGACTAACCGCACAACATATTGGTCAGTGGGGTTGGAATGTTAATGATAAAGGATGGGTTAATTTTCCTGATTACCAATGGCGTATTTGGAAAAATAATAAGAAAATTAAATGGATAAATAAAGTACATGAACGTTTAGATGGATTTCAAACATATTCTCCATTACCACAAATGGAAGAATATTGCTTATATCATCCTAAAGATATTAAAAGGCAAGAAAAACAAAATCAATTTTATAATACATTATGAGTAATAGAAAATATCTCCCAACATTAAGTGAATTAATCGATAGATTGAGTATTACACAATTAAAAGAAGTGTTTATTACAGAACACAAAGCAGAATATGCAGCTGAAATAGCTGATATAGTACATGATATTCAGCTACATCTAAATGAGAGTAAGGAACCTATTACTGCTGAAACAATTAGGGCAATTGTAATATTATCTCAAATGAACTTACACATCTGGCATAACGAATCAAATGTTAGATCAGGTAAAGCAGGTCCAAATGCATTGGCATTAACTCATGGATTAAATGGTATTCGCAATACGGCTAAAAACCAAATTCAAGAGATAATGGGTGGGCGTAAAGACTATAAAATTGACTGCTTAGCAGCTGACTTTAAAGATTGGGAAATATCATGGTAAAGAAAGTATGGGTAAATGGTTCATTTGATATCCTTCATTTAGGTCACATCCGACTACTTGAATATGCTGCTTTATTTGGTAGTGTTCGAGTAGGAATAGACACAGATGAAAGAATTAAAGAAAAAAAAGGAAAAGATAGACCATATAATACTTTGAAAGACAGAGTAGAGTTCTTATATTCAATCAAGTATATTAATTCTGTTGTTACTTTCAGTAGTAATGAAGAATTAGTTAATAGTATTAGAGAATATGGTCCCGATTTAATGGTTATAGGAGATGATTACAGTTATCATTCTATAATTGGAATTGAACATATTCCTGAAGTTAAATTCTTTGAAAAAATACCTGGTAAATCAACAACTAAAATCTTAAGTTATGGAAAAACCAATAGTTTGTGAGGGCTGTAAAGTACCTAAAGGTTGGGGTGAAGAATTAATCATTGAAAATAATGATAAATACTGTGGTAAACTCCTCATATTCAAAGCAGGATGTAAATTTAGTATGCATTACCATATGATTAAAGATGAAACATGGTACGTTGATAAAGGTGAATTTACATACAGATGGATTGATACTGAAACTGCAGACACAATAGAACAACATCTCAAACCAGGTGATATAGTAAGACAAAGACCAGGACAACCACATCAATTAATTGCTTTAACTGATGGTATTGTATTTGAAGTATCAACTACTCACTTTGATTCTGACTCATATCGTGTTTGGAAAGGTGATTCACAAAAATAATTTATGCAAGAACTATATCAAGATTTAGAAAACTACAGTAGTAACCCTATTACAGAAAGAGAAATATTATCTTTAGTAGATAGATATATTTCTCAAAAACATTCTAAAAAAACTTGGGAAGCAGGTAAAGATTGGGTTCAATATGCTGGTCCTTATTTTGATTCTAATGAATACATAGCTGCTGTTAAAACATTACTAAGTGAATGGTTAGTATTAGGAGCCGAAGCAAATAAATTTGAAACTAAGTTTCCTAAGTTATTTAATAAAGAATATGGTTTATTAACTAATAGTGGTTCAAGTGCTAATTTATTAATGATGTTGGCTTTAACCTCTAAACGTGGTTTAAATCTACCTAAAGGAACTAAAGTAATTACTCCAATAGCAGGATTTCCAACTACAATTAATCCTATTATTCAATTAGGATTTACTCCTATATTTGTTGATATTGAGTTAGATACACTTAATCTAGATTTAGATCAAGTAGAACAAGCCTGTATTGGTAATCCTGATGCTAAAATTATTACATTCGCTCACGTATTAGGCAATCCACCTAATATGAATCGACTAATGGAAATAATTGAAAAATATAAACTAATTCTATTAGAAGACTGCTGTGATGCTTTAGGATCTTCATTTGAAGGCAAACCACTAGGGTCATTTGGTGAAATGGCTAGTTGCTCATTCTACCCAGCACATCATATTACAATGGGTGAAGGTGGATTTGTAGCTGTGAAAGATTTAAACACAGAACGTATTATTCGTAGTTTTAGAGAATGGGGTAGAGGATGTTATTGCATTGGTAAACAAAACTTATTAGAAAAAGGATCATGTGGTTGTAGATTTAGTAATTGGTTACCTTCACTTCCAAACGAAATATTTGATCACAAATACGTTTATGAGGAAATTGGATATAATTTAAAACCAATTGAGTTACAAGCATCAATTGGTCTTGTTCAAATAGAAAAACTAGAAGAAATAGGAATTAAACGTAGAGAAAATTATAAAAATTTATTTGCTGCTTTTAGTAAACATAAACAATATTTTCATCTACACGAAGCACAACCCGGAGCCGATGTTGATTGGTTTGCTTTCCCAATAACAGTTAAAGATGGAGCTCCATTTAAACGTTCTGATATATGCCAGTTCTTCGAAGCAAATAAAATCCAAACTAGACCTTACTTCGCAGGCAATATTATGCTTCAACCCGCTTATGAAGGACTTATGGATCCACAAGAAGTAATTACAAAATACCCAGTTGCAAGAAAAGTTACAACAGATACCTTCTTTTTAGGTACATCACCTGTAATAACAAAAGAAAAAACAGATTATATAGAAACAGTATTAAATAAATTTATATCTCAACTATGAAAGTAGTATACGTAACTGGTTGTTTAGGATTTATAGGTTCATACGTTACTAGGGCTTGTCTTGAAAAGGGATGGTATGTTAAAGGTATAGATAAAATAACATATGCTGCTAATACTGAATTATTAGATGAATTTAATAAATACAAGAATTTTTCATTTGTTCAATGTGATATAAATAATATTCCATTTATTCATGATTGTGATTATATCATTAACACAGCAGCTGAAACACACGTAGGTAATTCAATTGCTAATAGTGACGATTTTGTTCATTCTAATATTAATGGGGTTCATCACCTACTTGAACTACTTAGAAATTTTAGATATGAATCATCTAAAACACCCACTTTACTTCATTTCTCAACAGATGAAGTTTATGGAGATATAGATAATGGCGCCCATATTGAAACAGACCTACTTAAACCATCTAATCCATATTCAGCAACTAAAGCAGCTGCTGATATGCTAGTTTTGGCTTGGGGCAGAACTTATAATGTACCTTATATTATTGTTAGACCAACTAACAATTATGGTATAGGACAATATGTTGAAAAACTAATTCCTAAATCATGTAAATATTTTAATTTAGGAAGAAAAATTCCAATTCATAATAATGGTACACCAATTAGAAATTGGTTACATGCTGCTGATACAGCTGCTGCTATCATTACTATTATTGAATCAGGAATAAAAAATGAAATATACAATATTGCAGGTGGATTTGAACAATCTAACTATGATACTGTTAAAAAAATAGTTAAAGAATATAATGGAGATGATAATATAGAAAAATATGTTGATTTGTCTTTCTCTAGAATAGGACAAGATGCTCGTTATGCTTTAGATGATTCTAAATTAAGAGCATTAGGTTGGAAACCAACAGCAATATTTGATGCTGAATTACCTGGTATTGTAAAATACTATAAAAATAAATTTATATGGTAACTAAAGATGAATTAATAACATTTGAAACAGAAATTGGAGAAACATTTAACGCTGGTGAAATTAAGGCTCCTATACATTTATATTCTGGAAATGAAGAATTAATAATAGAAGTATTTAACGATATTGATATTGAAAATGATTGGGTATGTTGCACCTGGAGAAACCATTACCAAGGATTACTTAAAGGCATTCCTAAAAAAGTAATAAGAGAAAATATTATGAAAGGTAAATCTATGGTTATGAATTTACCTGAGTATAAATTTATATGTAGCTCAATAGTAGGTGGTATCCCTTCAATCGCTACAGGAATAGCATTTGCTCTTAAACTACAAAATAAATTAAACAGAGTATGGTGTTGGGTTGGAGATATGAGTGCTGAAACAGGAGCATTCCATGAAGCATACAAATATAGTCTAAATCATGATTTACCTATTACCTTTATAGTTGAAGATAACAAAAAATCAGTTTGTACTCCTACTCCAGATATTTGGAATAGAATAAAACCATATTATTTGGAATCTGAATATAATGGTGGTATATTGAAACAAAAGAATTTATATTATTACCAATATACAAATGAAAAATATCCCCATGCTGGTGCTGGAATGAGGGTTCAATTTTAATATATGAGATATTTTGATGAATTAAAACGAGCAATGAGTTTCTTGGCTGAGCACCCTAAAACAGTGTTTATAGGACAGGCTGTAGAATATGAAGGAACTGGATTATATGATTCATTGTCTCATCTTCCATCTAATAAAAGAATAGAATTACCAGTGGCAGAATATCTACAATCAGGATTAGCAAATGGTATGGCTATTGAAGGATTAATTCCCGTATCAACATATCCTAGGTGGAATTTCTTATTAATGGGAACCGACCAGATAGTAAACCACTTAGATAAGTTTATTACTATGTCTGATGGTAAATGCAAACCTAAAGTAATAATCAGAGTAGCAGTTGGAAGTGAATATCCAGTAGATCCTCAATGCCAACACAAAGGTAATTTCTCAGATGCTTTTCGTTCTATGCTTAAAAATACAGAAGTAATTGAATTACACGAACCAGAACAAATAATACCTGCTTATGAGAAAGCATTGGGACGTGAAGATGGTGTTAGTACAATTTTAGTTGAATTTGCTGATTATGCTAAAACAAAATAATGAATATATTAATAACAGGGGGAAATGGATTCTTAGGTTCTCATCTAATTAGAAGACTATTATCTGAAGGTCACTCTCTGTATGTATTCTCTGGTTCAACAAATAACATTACTGATATATTAGATCAAATCCAATTTGATTATGGGTATGCAAACGATCTAACTAAATTTAAAGATAAAATATTCTCATTTACCCCAGACATAATATTATATAACGGGTGGAGTGGAGGTAATAGTTATAAAGATATAAATGATGCAAAGCAATTCTATGATAATATAGAACCGGGAATTGCCTTTATAGAAATGATTAAGGACCTGCCTAAAAAACCTAAATATGTAGGCTTCGGAACAATCCTAGAATATGGAAACCATCTCTATCCAGTAGAAGAATTCTCAACTCCATCACCAGATGATTTATACGGAATATCAAAATTAACTCTTAAAAACTATAGTAAATTACTTTGCAACTCATATAACATTGAATGGGTGTGGTTAAGACCAGGTTACAATTATGGTCCTGGGGATGTCAAAACAAGATTAATACCTTCAATTATAAGAAAATGTTTAAAAGACGAAGATATTACATTAGACGAATGTAATAAAATTATTGATTATCTGTATGTAGATGATTTTATTGAATTAGTTTATAATTTAATATTAAGTGAATATACAGGTGTTTATAACATATCTTCTGGGTATAGATATAAATTAAAGGATATTGTTAATACTATTCATAAGTTAACAAATAGTAAAAGTATAATTACATTTGATCCTTCTTTAAATAGAAAAAATAGCTCTCCTTATATGTGTTGTGATAATTCAAAGATAATAAAGGTAACTAAAATAAAACCTAAATTTAATATAGAAATGGGTATTTTAAAAACTATTGATTATTGTAAAAATGAATTATAAAATTATTTCTCATTTAATGCCTTGGGACTTAGATTATGCTTTATTATCCTTTACTCAATTAAAAAAATCAAAATATTATTTGAGTGATGAAGATAAAGTGTATATAGATGTAACTTTAAATTTATCAAGTCATATTATTAATTGGGAAAAAACTAAAATACCTAAGGAATTCTTTATATCTAAATTTGAAGCACTTCAACCACTATTAAAAGATTATGTGTGTCGCTTTAAAATATATAATGAAGATAAATTATATGGTCATTTAGATACTCAAAGAGAAGGTATTGAAGATAATATTGATTATTATTCCTATGTAAATGTTGATATGTACTTTAGTGAAAACTTAATAGCTTATTTAATCGCAGGCGCTAAACAAATACAAAATAAATATTTTACTATTACACCTCAGGTTCCAAAACTTTGGGATCAAACCTGGGATGTTATTTCTCATCCTGATTTTAATACTGTTGCTTATAATGATTGGAATAAATTAGATACATTTGACGTAAGGCATTTTATGAAAACATCTGATAAAGAAATTAAATTAACTCCTATTAATATTCATAAGTGGGCAGGATGGATGGATTTATATAATAAAAATACTTGGATTGATTTTTGGAACATACATGATGATTGGAATGGATATGGTCCTAGTGATTGGTATACAATGATACTATTACAGCATGCTAAAAGTAAAGGGGTTGATTTTCAACAATACATTTTAGAAAATCAATTAACTTGTGAGTATCAAATAGGACCACTTAAAGATAAAGGATTTTCTAAGTATTATAGAGATATGGTTGTTTTAAATGATATACCTAATCAAAGACAAGTATTTGAATCTAAAATGCAGGAATATTTAAATAAAGGAGTTCAACATTTAATCGATAAAAAAATAATATGACCATATTTTCTAACTTTAGACCAGCAGATGATCCATTTTATAATGGATTAAAAGCACTAAATAAACCAATAACATTATTCTTTGATTATGTTCCTCAAAGTATAGAACAACTTCAAATAAATCCTTACAATTTTATTTGGTTATCTGAACCAAATGAATTTTTTGGAATTCATTCTTGGGTACTTAATAATCACCAATTATTTACAGGTATATTAACTTGGAGTGATATATTATTACAAAATTGTCCTAATGCTATTTTATTTCCATTTAATGTAGATCAAGGAGGAATGGCTGAGGTAACAGATAAGCAATTTGAAGAATTTACTAAGAAAAAAGAATTAAAATTTGAAGTTAGTTTTTTAAGTGGAGCTAAAACAATATCTGAAGGTCATAAGTTTAGACAGGAGATTTATAAAATAGGAGATCAAATTACTATTCCTAAAAAATGGTTTCACACACTAGAAGATTTTAATAAAGATAACTTTGCTAAAGGAGGAGTTGGAAGGCCAGACAGAATATGGGGAGCAAAACAAAAATGCTTTAATGAATCTATGTTCCACATTGCTGTAGAAAATGTATATCATAAAAATTGGTATACAGAAAAAATAGGTGATGCTTTCGCTACTAAAACGCTTCCTATATACTGGGGTTGTTCTAATTTAGAAGAACTAGGTTATAATGAAAGAGGTATAATTAGATTTAATTCTACTGAAGAATTAATATCTATAGTTAATTTATTAACACCTGAAGTATATTATGAAAAATTACCGTATATAGAACATAATTATAATGAGGTATTTAAAAATAAAACTTTAAATAATTTAGAAGCATTTTTTAAAGAATTTATTAATATTAATAATTTCTGATAGATACTTATATATTTATATAAAACAAATAGATTATGACAAGTGTTTTGATTACCGGTGGAGCCGGTTATTTAGGCTCCGTTTTAACAGAAGTATTATTAAATAAAGATTATCGCGTAACAGTTATTGATAATCTAATCTACAAACAAACATCAGTTGCTCCTTTTACTTATCATCCAAATTTTAATTTTGTATTAGGTGATGTGACTAATGAATCAACTTTAAAACCGTTAGTTGAGTCTCATGATGTTATTATTCCTCTAGCTGCTATCGTAGGTATGCCTGCTTGTAAAGCACAACCTGAATTAACAGTTAAAGTTAATTACGAACAAGTAAAAAACATTACTAAATGGATTACTAAAAATCAAATGGTAATGGTTCCAAACACTAACTCTCAGTATGGTTCATCAACTGAGATTATTACTGAAGAGTCTCCATTTAAGCCGCTTTCATTATATGCTGAAACAAAATGTGATGCTGAAAAAGCAGTATTAGACTCAGGTAATGGAATTACTTTAAGGTTAGCAACTGTATTTGGTATGTCTTATAGAATGAGGATGGATTTATTAGTTAATGATTTTGTTTATAAGTCATTAGAAAATGGTTATTTAGTATTATTTGAGTCTCATTTTGTTCGCAATTATATTCATGTTAGAGATATTGCCAATACATTCCTATTTATGATTGAGAATTATGACAAATGCAATAATAATGCCTTTAATGTTGGTCTATCATCAGCAAATTGCTCTAAATTAGTATTAGCTGAAACTATTAAAAAATATATTCCTGAGTTAGTTATTGTTCAAAACGACTTTAAACAGGATTTTGATCAAAGAAATTATATTGTTTCAAATGCTAAATTAGAATCATTTGGATGGCAACCACAATTTACACTTGAAGGTGGTATTCAAGAATTGATTAAAGGATATCAATTGATTACTAAGTTTAAAAATAAAGACTTTACAAATTTATAATGAATATATTAGTAATATACAATATTTGTGGAATTAAATACAATAACTTGGAGATGTGGAAAAATCATCTCCAAGATATTTTAATTCAAGAATATTCTACCTTTACAGTTGCTGTTTCAGGATGTATTGTTTCTGAAAGTAGTAAGATTGAGTTAGAAAAATTCAAAGATAAATACAATAATATCGTTTTTAATTGGATTGAAGATATATTACCTGTTAACGTAACTTGTAACCATACAGCACAAATATGTACTGAACAATTAGGAGAATTTGACGGTTATCTATACATTGCTTCAGATGTTAAATTCGGTACTGACACTAGGGTATTAGATAAATTAACTTATTTACATCAAAATAGTAATAGTGCTTTAACCTATGCTTTAGTAGATAATGATCATGGTTTAGATGGTTGGTATGCTGATGTTTGGAGTGAATTAGATGAATTATTAAGTAAAGATCATTTTGCTATTAATATAGGGAAAACAGCAAATATGCATGTTTTACTATTTGATAAACTTATATATCAAAACTTTAACCATAAAATAGTCCCAGATATATTTGCTACTCACTGTACAGAAACGGTTTACAGTTATTTAGCAGCGTCATTAGGCAAAAAATATGTAGTACATAGTAAAGATATTATGTTAAAACATATTGGATTTGCTGATGGCCACAGTATAGGATTTATAGGGGAAATTCAATATAATGATAGTATTAGTTGGAAACATTTATTTAAATCCAAAATAACAGCAGAAGAAAGATTATTAAGTCAAGAAGCTAAAGAAAGTGGATTTGGATATGGAGAGTGGCTACCAACTAAATTAATGCCTAGAGATGAATCAATATATGATGAAAATGAAAATCATATTGAGCCAAAAAAATTACTTAATTTCCTAAAGAAAGCTATTTATCTCTCTAATGATGAATTTAATTATAAAACAGTTAATTATAAATTAATAAAATGATAGATATTTTATTTATAGCACCCGGTAATGCTACCGGTATTTATCAAGATTTAGCTAATAATTATGCTGCTATTGAACCCCCTACTTGGGCTTTATTACTTGCCCAATCTTGTAGGTCAGTAAATTACACTGTTAATCTTATTGATGTCAATGCAGAACAATTAAAAAATGATGAAATTGTAAATAGAATTAAATCATTAAACCCACGATTAATATGTTTTGTAGTATACGGACAAAATGTGAATTCTGGTACTGTAAATATGAGTGGTGCTACTTATGTTTCTAATTATATTAAAGAAGCAGGTATAACTATTCCTATTGCTTATGTAGGATCATACGTGCAAGCGGTTCCGGTTAAAGCTCTTAAAGAAGAGTCATCAATTGATTTTGCTTTTACTAATGAAGGTGTTTATGCTCTTAGAAATGTATTAGCACAAGACGTAATTGATATTAATAATTTAGATCATATTAAAGGTATTGCTTGGAGAAAAAATGGAGTTCCTAAAATGAATGGAGCTGAAAAGGTAGTACCAAACGATAGAATGGATATTGATCTCCCTGGTTATGCTTGGGATTTACTTCCAATGAAAGAAAAACCACTTGACTTATATAGAGCTCCAATGTGGCATGCTGAATATGACCAGAATAAACGTTCACCTTATGCTGCTATTCAAACATCTTTAGGATGTCAATTTGGTTGTGATTTCTGTATGATTAATATCATAAATAGAAATGATGAAGATGAAATTGGAGTAGCAGGAAATTATAGTGCTATGCGTTATTGGTCTCCTGAGTTTATTATTAAAGAATTTGATAAGTTAGTTGAATTAGGAGTTTACACTATTAAAATTACAGATGAATTATTTTTATTAAATAGAAAATATTATGTACCTTTATGTGAAATGTTAAGAGATAGAGGGTATGGTGAAAAATTAAGGATGTGGGCTTACTCAAGAGTGGATACAGTTAAACGTCCTGAATTATTAAAATTAGTACGTTCTGCTGGTATTAAATGGTTAGCTTTAGGTATTGAGAGTGGAGATAAAGATGTAAGACTAGAAGTATCTAAAGGTAAATTTGAAGATGTTGATATCTCCCAAGTAATCCAGCAAGTACATAAGGCTGATATTGAAGTAATGGCAAATTATATTTTTGGATTACCTGGAGATACAGAAGAATCAATGCAAAAAACTTTGGAGCTATCAAAAGAATTATGTACCTTTGGATGGAATGCATATGCAGCAATGGCCCTACCTGGAAGTCAGTTGTATAAAAATGCTGTTTTAAATGGTGTTTTATTACCTGATACTTATGAAGGTTACTCGTTTCATGGGTATGATACTTTACCATTGCCGACAGAAACATTAACTGGAGCTAAAGTATTAGCATTTAGAGATAAAGCATTTGATGAATATCACTCATATACTCCTTTCTTAGAAAAGGTAAAAGCTAAGTTTGGACAAATAGCAGTTGATAATATTAATAAAATGCTTAAAGTTAAATTAAGAAGAAAAATAATAGAAAATGAATAATCTTCTAACTAAAGAACAATTAATCGCCTTTGAAGATGATATAGCGGAGTGTTTTAATAACGCTATGATTAAAGCTCCCATCCATTTATACTATGGAAATGAAGAGCAAATGATTGATATATTTAAAAAAGTACAACCTGAAGATTGGGTATTCTGTACTTGGCGTTCACATTATCAGTGTTTACTTAAAGGTGTACCTCAAGAACAAGTAAAAGCAGATATATTAGCTGGTAAATCAATTACACTTTGTTATCCTGAATATAATGTATATTCTTCAGCTATTGTAACAGGTAATATTCCTATTGCAACTGGTATGGCGTTAGATATTAAACGTAAAGGTCAAACAAATCATGTTTGGTGCTTTGTAGGTGATATGACATCTGAAACAGGTGCATTTTTTGAAAATTGGAAATATGCTATTAATCATGATTTACCTATTACTTATGTAATTGAAGATAATAGTAAATCGGTTTGTACTGTTACTAAAGAAGTATGGAACAACGATTTATACTTTAAAAACGAAACAAGAAAAATAATTTATTACCAATACGAAACCAAGTACCCTCATGCTGGGGCAGGTAAGCGAATTCAATTCTAATTATGAAATACTTTGACGAATTAAAACGATCAATGGATTGGCTTAATGAAAAGCCAGATACATTCTTTCTAGGACAAGCAGTAACATATGCTGGTACAGCAATGACTAACACAGTTAAAGATGTTAATCCATCTAAAATGTTAGAAATGCCTGTAAATGAGGATATGCAAATGGGAATGACAATTGGAATGGCATTAAATGGTACTGTTCCTATTTCGATTTACCCACGCTGGAATTTCCTTCTATTAGCTGCAAATCAGGTAGTTAATCACTTAGATAAAATGAAAATAATGTCAGGTGGTGGATATACACCTAAAGTAATTATTAGAACATCAATTGGAGCACAACGTCCACTTCACCCACAACATCAACATATTGCTGATTTTACTGGTGGGTTTAAAGCTATGTGTGATTGGGTTGATATTATTAAATTAGATGAACCACATCAAATATTTGAAGCATTTCAATATGCTTATGAAAGAACAGACAACCGCCCTACTATTTTAGTTGAATGGGGTGATTATTATGGAGAAAAATAAAAATAAAATGAATAACTTTTATTTACCTTTAATGAGTGATAATATTGATAAACAAGATATTAAAGCTCTTATTGATTTCCTAGCGCAACATCCAATTCCAAAATTAACTAATGGACCTAAAGTAGTTGAATTTGAAAATGAATGGGGAGAATGGCTAGGTACAAAATATAACCTAATGCTCAATTCCGGAGCATCAGCTAACGAATTAACAATGTTAGCTTTAAACTACATCCATGGTGAAGGTGAAATTATAGTTCCACCATTGACATGGATTTCAGATATATCATCAGTATTATTTGCTAGTTTTAAACCGGTATTTGTAGATATTAATTTAAAGAATTTATCATTTGATATTGATAAATTAAAAGCAGCAATCACCCCACAAACTAAAGCAATATTTCTTACTCATGTACTTGGTATTAATGCTTTAACTGATGAATTAATTGAATTATGTAAAGAAAAAAATATATTATTAATTGAAGATGTTTGTGAATCACATGGAGTAACATTTAAAGGACAAAAAGTAGGTTCAATTGGATTTGCTTCTAACTTTAGTTTTTTCTTTGCTCATCATATGTCAACAATTGAAGGTGGTATGATTTGTACTAATGATGAACATTTTTATCAAGTATGTAGAGCACTTCGTTCTCATGGTATGACTAGAGAAATGACAAATGATAATTTTAAGCAACAAATCATTGATGAAAACCCTGACTTAAATAAAGACTTTATATTCCTCCACCCAGCACATAACTTTAGAAGTACTGAATTAAATGCTGTTATTGGTTTATCTCAAATTAAAAAATTAGATAATAATAATAAAAATAGGATATATAATTTTAATTACTTTATAGAGCGTCTTGATTCAAATAAGTATATTACTGATTTTGAGATGGAGGGTCAATGTAATTATGCTTTTATTGTAATATTAAAAGAAGGTTCATTTGAATTAAGAGATAAATTAGAAACTATATTAAAAGAAAAAGGAATTGAGTTTAGAAGAGGTCTATCTGGAGGTGGAAATCAATTAAGACAACCTTATTTTAAAAAGAACTATAATATTAATTATGATGATTTTAAAAATGTAGACCATGTACACCATTTTGGTTGGTATGTAGGTAATTATCCAACATTAGAACAAGAAAAAATCGATACATTAATTAATATTCTTAACAATGATATTTTCTGAAGTAAAAATATTTCAACCTGATTCGTTTGAAGATTATAGAGGTGAGTTATACACCTTATTCAAACAAGAAGAACACGAATTAGTTTTCAATCATGATAAAGTATCTGTTTCTAAACAAAATGTTTTAAGAGGATTACATGGTGATTCTAAAGCATGGAAACTAATTACTTGCTTAGCAGGTGAGATATACTTGGTGGTTGTTGATAATAGACCGTCTTCTGATACTTATCTAACATGGGATTCAATTATATTAACAGGTAAAAACAGGAAACAAGTATTAGTACCTCCTATGTTTGCTAATGGTCACTTAGTACTTAGCTCTGAAGCTACATTTTTCTATAAATGGTCATACCCTGGGGATTATCCTGATGTTAAAGATCAATTTAGTTTAAATTGGAAAGATCCAAAAATTAACATATATTGGCCAATAGACAACCCTATATTATCAAAGAGAGATAAAAATTCACATTAATGAATTGGAAAAAATTTATCAACGAAATACCTGATTTTCCTCAACCAGGAATCTCATTTAAAGATGTATCCCCACTTTTAAAATCACCTTTATTTCCTCATGCAATTGAAGAAATGAAAAATTTAGTTAAATATCCTGATTACTGGGTTGGAATTGATTCAAGAGGGTTCATATTTGCTTCTGCACTAGCAAGTGCAAATGGTGGTTTAGTAATGTGCCGTAAAAAAGGAAAATTACCACCTCCTATAATTTCAGAAACATATTCTCTAGAATATGGAGAAGATACTTTAGAAATACAACCAGGAAAAGGTAAAGTTGTAATTGTAGATGATGTTTATGCTACTGGTGGTACTATGAATGCAGCTGAAAAATTATGTGAAAAGGCAGGATATACTGTAGTTGGCAAATTAGTATTAATTGACTTAACTTTTCTTCATAGTCCAACAAATGTAAAAAGTTTAATTAAATATGAATAAAAAAGTCTTTATAGTTGCTGTCCCAGATGAAGTAGATATTCAAGGTAAAATCCTAGAATACCCAGTAATATTCAGTGGTGTTGGAAAAATAAATGCTACTATGGCTGCTATGTCTGCCCTTCACTTAGGATATAACGAAATAATTAATATTGGATCTTGTGGCTCATTAAGATTACCAGTTGGAGAAATAGCTAAAGTAGGACAAGTATTTCAAGATATAGATGCTACCCCTTTAGATGAATATGGAGCAACACCTTTTGATGCTAATAGCAAACAAATAGTATTAGATAGTAATTCTACTATTAGTTGCTTTACTACAGATTATTTTTATGATAATAGTCAATTATCAAAATATTCACCATATTATTTGGAAATGATAGAAAAATGTAGTATATTTGATATGGAGTGCTTTGCAATTGCAAAGGTATGTAAACGTTATAATGTTAAATTTAGTTCATATAAATGGATATCTGATGGTGGTGATCACTTACATTGGAAAGAAAATTGTAAAATTGGATTTGAAAAAGTAAAAGTTATACTTAATGAGCAATTTGAAAAAGAAAGAATTTGAACAATTTAATATACTGGTTATTGGAGATACCTGCTATGATGAATTTGTGTATGGTACCGCTGTTAGATTAGCCCCTGAAGCCCCAGTCCCTGTGTTTAATCCTACTAATAGGACCCTTAATAAGGGAATGGCAGGTAATGTAGTAGAAAATTTACAAGCATTAGGTATCCAAACATACTTTGTATGTAATCCGGAACCTACTCCTATTAAAACACGTTATGTTGATGACAGATCAGGACAAATATTATTACGTGTCGATGATAATGATAAGGTAGAGAGAATAGATAGAAATATCTTAAATCAACTTATTAATAACATTTATAAAGAAACTAAAATAGATGCTATTATAATTAGTGACTATGATAAAGGATTTTTAGAAGAGGAAGATATAGATTTTATTTGTAAAAATAATTCTAATGTATTCATCGATACTAAAAAAATATTAGGGAGTTGGTGTAAACAAGCCTCCTATATAAAAATTAATCATGTTGAATATCAACGTACAGAATATACAATTCAAGAATTAGGTATTGAAGATAAAATGATTATTACTTTATCAAGTAAAGGATGCCAACATAAAGGTAAATTTTACCCTGTTGAAAAGGTACAAATTAGAGACGTATCGGGTGCCGGAGATACTTTTTTGTCTGGGCTAGTATCTGAATTTATATTAACTAAAGATATAGAAAAAGCAATTAGATTTGCTCAAGAATGTGCAACCATCGTAGTACAAAAACCAGGAGTATCAACAATATGAGTAGAAAAATAATATCCGACGACAAAATAGACATGGATGTCTTTGAATTTAGACACAATAAATTATCTGAAGTTATTCCAAAAGACTCTATTGTTCTAGACATAGGAGCCCACGTTGGTGGGTTTAGTCTAATATTTGGAAGCTGTGTTGGTGAAAAAGGTAAAGTACTTGCTTTTGAACCTAACCCAAAAACATTTGAAAGCTTAAAATATAAAGCAGATAATAATCCTTTATTTAATATTATCCCTTATAATTACGCTTGTACTAAAGAAAAAGGCAAATTCACCTTTAACTATTCAGATCCTAGATTCGGAACAGGAATGAATGGAGGATTTTTTGATTCATTAGATTTAGGAGACCAAATCAAACAATTTCATGGTTATCAACTTGAAGTAGAGGGAATTAACGTATTAGAATTTTTAAATGAAAACCACAGTAACGAACTTGATAAAATAAAATTTATTAAAACTGATACTGAAGGATTTGATAAAGAAGTATTAAAAACACTATCACCATTAATCAAGAAAAATAAACCGGTGTTGATGGTTGAGGCATTTAGAGATTTAACTCAAGAAGAAATATTAGATTTTTGGAATGTACTTAAATCATTTGATTATGAGGTATACGATGTATCTCCTCTAGATAATAAAACTGATTGTACTGGTCCTTTAACATTAGAAGAATTTGAATATTATATTTACAAAGTAGTAGATAATGGTAATTTTTTCTGTTTTCATAAAGATGAAGTACCAAAATATAACTTACCAACCACAGTACCTGGTAAAACAGCTGTTGTCGTATTTGGTAGAAATGATGGTTATAAAGAAAAGGAACGCTTTGCTATTCATCTAACTACAATGTTAGAAACATTTGATGAAGTAATTTATGTTGATTGGAATTCACCTACTCATAGTTTTCTTTATGATGTATTAGATATGATTCCGAAAACAGGTAGATTAAAACACATTGTTATTCCACCTGAGTATGCTTTGATGATGTCTAATAACGATGATAAGGCACAAATATGTAATAGTGTATTATCATTTAATTTAGGATTACGTAGAACTGATGCTGAATGGATTGTATTAGCAACTACAGATATTATTCCTCCAACTAAAGAAACACTTTATAATTTTATTTCTAAAGCTAATAAACATTCATTTTATACATTTAGTAGAAGAGATATTGAATATGATGATGTAATAACTAATAAAGATAATTTAGATGAATATAGAAAGAATTTAGACCAAACTACAGAAGCACGCTATTTCCCAGCTCAAGTAACACCAAATGACAAATATAGTATATTTAATTGTTGTGGTGATTTTCAACTTACAACTAAAAATATATGGTATAAAATGAGGGGATATGAAGAACCAATGTTATATGCTTGCTTTGTAGATACAAACGCTCAGAAAAAAGCAGTATTGTATGGTTTTGATTTAGTTCCTATTTATGATGTTCCTTTATATCATATGTCACATAAAGGAATGGGTAATGATGGATC